GTGGAGCACTTCTCTCAGCAATCCACGGTGTCACAGTTGAGAACACACTGTACGAAGACGGTGAACAAGCAAACACCTTCAAAGCCTTTGACTCCACACAGGAGGAAGAGACTTATTCAATGGTTACTGCCAACAGATTCTGGTCACAGATCTTCGGCATTGCCTTCAGCAACAAACGCTGGCTCCACTTCTTCATGTTGTTCGTTCCAGTCATGGGTCTTTGGACTTCATCCATTGGCATCATCGGTCTGGCACTCAACCTCCGTGCTTACGACTTCGTGAGTCAGGAGATCAGAGCAGCAGAAGATCCAGAGTTTGAAACCTTCTACACCAAGAACATTTTGTTGAACGAGGGTCTCAGAAACTGGTTGGCACCAGTCGATCAACCACATGAGAACTTTGTGTTCCCTGAGGAAGTTCTTCCACGAGGAAACGCACTGTGAATTATCTTGCACCAGTTTATTTCACTTGCTTTGCGCTCATCGCTGGCGCTGCCTTTGCGATGATGTGGGGTAACATCAAGTCCATCAATGACGAGATGAACAAACCTCAACCTAAACGTCATCCAGAAGCACCACAACCTGGAGAGGAAGTTTTATATGTTGACTTTTCAAAGTGACACCGTTTTCCTGGCAATGCTATTATTCAGCATTGCCTTTGGTGTCTTACTCTTTGTGTTATCGATACTACAAAATAAATAAAGTTCCTTATACTCAAGGGGGTTCACACCCTCTTTTTTTATGTCATGACGGAACCTCATCTCTCCTGGTACAGACTTCACGAATTTGCCAGAGACCTTGGCAAATATAAGATCAGTCACAAAACTGTCACAAACAAGACTCACCAATCAGAACAAATTGTGATAGAGTATAACCATCGTTTAAAGGACAAGTCTTGATGGAGTATTCCGATTATTTGAATAAGAAGAACAGCATTGCCGAAGCAAAGCAAGCAGCAACACGATGCTGGGCAGTCGTCCTGGGACACGTTGTTCTTCCTCCTGTTTCATCTCTTTACTACGCAGCAAAGACTAACTTCTGGAAACCCTTCTGGTGGGCAACTGGTGCTGCTGCGGTCTGTGTTCCCATCTCCATTGTGGATGCTGGTGTGACCCTCAGTCTTGTGCCACCCATCACTTCAGGTGCTATACTGGTAACGAATGCTCAGGAGAAGCGAAGGAAACTTGGCATCTTCTCTCCCGAGCAGGCAGACCAAATTGTTTATGAAAGGACTAACTCATGAAGGAAACTGTTCTCAAGCGTCTCGTTGATGTAGTTGAAGCACTCGAATGGGAGGTTGGAGACGACATTGTGGTTGAGATTGGTGGTACAGTAGTCTCTGGTATCCACCAACCTGACACTGCCAATCCCCGATGGTCAACACCCTTTGGTGTTCGCAGGTACAACAAGGATGCGTTCATCGTTATTAAAAATCTTGACAGAGATCCATTCTCTCCCTCGCAACCTAATCCTGATTTGAAACAAGCACATGAGTACACAGGACCCAGCACCAAAACTAATTGATGGAATCTTTGAAGTGGTCAAGGGACGTTTCCTTTATCACTCCTATGACAAGGAGGGTAAGGGTCTCGTCTCTGGTCTTACTGAGAAGTCCGTTATTAGAATGACACACTTTTATCTCAAGGGTATCCAAGAAGGATGGCCCGAATCAGAGAAGACATTCGCAGGAACTGTTGGAGGTAAACTCTAAATATGAAAAAGAAGTTCCCTGTGGACCACGTTATTCTTGAGGATAAAAAAGAGGTGTGGATGAAAGGCAGCAGTACCCTGGCAATGGGTATTCCTGCCATTCAAAAAGAGTACTTTCCTGGTTACAGGATTTGCCTCTGCTCACAGGAACACTTTCATAAACTTAAACAAGAAAACAGATGACCTTCACAGTTTATTCAAAGGACAATTGCCCTTACTGCTCCAAGGTTCAACAAGTTCTCCAGTTGGCAGAACTGCAGCATGTGATTTATAAATTGGGTTCTGACTTTACTGCAGAACAATTCAAGAAAGAGTTCGGTTCCTCCTCCACCTTCCCTCAGGTGGTGGTTGATCAACAACCCCTCGGTGGATGTACTGAAACTATTAAATATCTGAAAGAAAACAATCTGGTATAATGGAACAAGTTGATCTCTACAATATGTACGGAACAGTTGAAGAAGCCATCGATTTTGCTTTCGAAGGTAAATTTGTTTTGGATATGTATGCTTACTTAAAAAGTTCCAAAGCAACAAGGAGAGATACTGAGGCGTTCATCGAGAGTTCCACTGCTCATGAACTCAGTGATCTTGTGACCGAACTTGATGAATACCTTGAAGGAGGTAGTGATTACAATCACAGATTGCTTCGTGAATCCTATGGGCACATTCCTAAACCCCAGGCAAGGAAAATTAAAAATTATTTGTATGGAATTTTAGAGGGTGCGTGGAGGTACAGTCATGACAAAAGACCTGGAAGACGAGGGAAGTCTTCTAAATAAGAAAACCGACGAACCGAAAATTAATCGGGGAGTTGAGTTATTACTTAGAAACAAAATCAGGAGAAGAGAGGAACCCAAAACTTTTCAGTTGAAGTTTGGGAAGATGTTATCTCTTTTCAAGAGGGAGATCCATTTTCTTATTGACTTCCAACTGGATTTCAAAAGGAAACGATCTTAGGAGAAAGTTATGGAAGCACTGGCAATTACACTCACGTTGTCTGTTGTAATGTCAATCATGTTCTTCCTGTTGGGGGGTATGATCGGTTGGTTAGCACGGGACTATGTGTTTAGGAAACAAACAGAGTATGTTCCCATGCACCCAGAGATGTTTGATGAGAACGGACAGTTCATCCCTGAAGAAGTAATGTCTATCAGATTTGAAAATCCAGAGGATTTCTACACTGAAGACGAATAAACAAAACACACCAAATACACTAAACTGAATTTAGAGATTTTAAATTTATGGCAACGACGACAAAAGATCTTGACGTGGCACCCAAGAAGAGAGCACCTGCCAAGAAAACTGCTGCCAAGAAAACAGCAGCATCTGCTGCCCCTAAGAAACTTCCACCCAACCCTTTCATCCATGAGGTTCTGGACGTTGTAAGTAAGCAACGTACCAATGCGAAGAAAGTGGAAGCACTTCAACAGTATGCCAGTGACTCCTTGAAGGCAATTCTCATCTGGAACTATGATGACACTGTGATCTCCATGCTTCCTGAGGGTGACGTTCCTTATGAGCGTAACGAGGTTCCTGTTGGTACAGACCACACTTCCCTTCGTAAGGAATACAGAAACCTTTATCACTTTGTGAAAGGTGGTAATGATTCTCTGTCGGGTCTTCGTCGTGAGAGCATGTTCATTCAGATGCTCGAAGGTCTCCATCCTTATGAAGCAGACATTCTGTGTCTGGTGAAGGACCATCGTCTGGAAACTCGTTATAAGATTCCTTTCACCGTTGTTCAGGAAGCATTCCCTGACATCCAGTGGGGTGGCCGTAGTTAATGTCGATTATTGTCCTACATGAAAACTGTGACCCATCCTTAGCAAAAGACAGAAGTCTTCCTTACACCGCTTATCTGGTGACATATGAGAAGGATGGAAAGACTTGTTATGACATTACCATGTGTGGCAAGAAAGTCGAACTGTTTGATTATTATTGGGATCAGTACAGAGAGGGGTTGAAAACCTTCGAACAATCAGAAGGAAGAGTCAACCCCAAGATCTGGGAGAACCCTGCTAAGTCTAAAGGAAAGAAGAAAGCATGAGTGGTTTTGGTGATTACAATGTGGAGTTTGAAGGTCTGGACATGAACAGTGACCAGGTTCAAGCACTCGTTAAGAAGTATAAGAAACTGAAGAAGTATCAGAAGTCCAGTCTCTTCGCAGTCAAGACCATGGATGGCACAGAGAACGTCATCTCCAAGATGATTGAGGAAGCAAGGGATGCAAATTTGTAACTAATTTGACTAAATAATATTACTGGTGTTATAATACACCTATCGTTCATCACATTCGCTGTTTGCGAATAGCGAATGAGACGCAAGTAAGTCGCGGAACGGATCGTTCAGATTATGGTTGATTTTCTCATCTTTTTGAATCTAGTCACTCAAAGAGCACCTGTTGATCCTGATCACTACCTCAATTGTGAGCAGTCAGCATGGATGAGAGAAAGGATCCTACGTTCAGAGTTGCTTGATGCCAGTCAAAAGCTGGACTTTGTGACAAGAACATGGGAAGGAACAGATCCTTCCTGTAAGGAAGACCATAATCCGCAAACGACTGAAGGAACGGGGCCTAAAAATCTCATTCTTCAGGAGCAAAATCATGAACACACTCAATCTGATTCGTAAGCAGATCGAAAAGCAATCTGCATTGCACGACGCACAGATTCACGCCACCTCTTATCGTGGTGTCGATTATGAACTCTGTGGTCACGAACCATCTGAGACTCACGGCACTTTCTGCTATCGCGGACATACTTACAACAAGTAAGTATAGGTGTTATAATGGGAGGAGAGATCCTCCCTTTTTTTATGGAAAAAGACAAACTCAAAATCATTGTGAGGAACCTCAAACTCCTGGTGGATGCATTGGAGTCTGAGGTTTACTCGGATGTGCAATCATACACGAATTACCAAGGACCAAAACTTTCAGATTACGATGAGGTATGGGATGATGACGACGGATACCCTGACTGATTGGCGTTACTCTGACAAGAGAATGAAACTCAGAGAGGAGGTTCTCGGCATTC